CTGACTGGCACGCCGTAAAGCACGGCAGCGTCACGGGCTGCCAGTTTCCGCAGCGCGACTTCCTGCGCCCGCTCGGTATAGTGAGCCTCTAAGGTTTTGCCGCGCATGGAAACGATGTCGCGCAGGTTGGCAGCACCCATCTTCCAGAGTGCCTCCAGCTCTTTCGTGATCCGTCCATCGTCAATCGTGAGCTTCGGCGGGGTCGAGAACTCCCATTGATACCAGTCCGCAGACTGCGGGAGGTCGCCGCGTTTCATCGCCTTGGAGATGGCGTAACCGCAAAGGCGCTTCGCCGCATAAAAGAGCAGGTCTTGCCGATCCTCGACCGAGCGTTGCGCCATGGCGATCTCGGTGCGCTGGGCTGTGCCGCCCCCGGCTGCGTGTCCTTCGTAGAGCGCCATTGGCCAGTTGAGTCCGGCGAATGCTCCTTTGAGCAGGCGGTTGTGGAAGTCTAGGAACGGGTTGCCGGGGCGGTTGTTCACCAGCGTCTCGATCTTGCCGCCGCTGTTGCTGCGGAAATAGCGGACTGTGCCGCCGTCGAGGCTTTCGACGGTCATGCCTTTGCATGATGCGGTGTCGCCGACGAGCGCGTTGTATGGATCGTCCAAGTCGGGGCCGCCGTTGTCGTTGTATTCGACGAGCGAGATAGAAGACATCTGAAGCATCGCCAAGCGCTCCCACTCGGTCGATTGGATCATGTCTCGGCAATCGTTGATGCAGTGAGTCAGCGCGGTCAGGCCGCGTGCTTGGTATTGATACTCGGGATCGAAGAGGTGGATGACGTTCTGCGCCGGTAGCCACTGATCCAGCTCGCCTTTCTTGTCGCAAAACGCATACTCCTTGGCCTCACCGCTGGGAAAATAGGTGATGCCATCTTGCAGCATGGCGCCGCGATACATCTGCCCATCGGTGAATCCGCGGGGGGTGGCGATCCGGTGGGAGGGGATGCCCTGATACTGCGGGAATCCGGTGTCCGTTTCGGTCAGGAGGATGAAGATTTCGCCGTCAACGTCGATGCTGGTCGAGTATCCAAAGAGGTTGGTCTTGAGGTCGTGCATCCCACCGCGTCCGTCGCCGATGGGGTAGAAGCTGTCCGTCAGGAACTTGGTGGCAATCTTGCCGAACGCCTCATCGCCGCCGGTGTAGATTGGTACGAAAGCACGACCGACGGTGTACATGCCCCGCTGATTGATCGCGTTTTTGATCGGGCCGAAGTTGAGATAGATTCGGCGGGCGTGGCTTTGCAGAGTAACGCGGTCTAGCGCTGGCACTAGGTCGCTGATGTCTTTCTTCTCGACCGGCTCATAGGGACGTTGCCGCGTGTCTTGCGCTGCGCGTGCTGCCTTGTAGCTGACCTGTCTGCCGAATTGATCGAATATAGCCATTGTGTCTTATGTTAAAATCGACCGAGCGAGCGGCTGCTTGAAGGCACGAAGCCGATGCCAAGAAATTCAATAGCCATCCGTAGGGCTGTCTGCCGCTCGACCTCATTGAGTCCGACGAGCTTCGCCATCGTGACGCCGTTCTTGGTGGCGGACGTGATACTGTCCATGCCGCCCTTGCTGAGCGCGCCGCCCATGGCCGCGTCGAACGCGCTCTTGATCCCGGCGATCCGCTGAGGGTTGCCGTTGGCGTAATAAAACAAATTTCTTGCGACTTCTCGGACGTTGGCAGCCATCGACTAGGCCGCCATGTCAAACATCAAAGCCGGGGATGATCTTCAGCATAAGCGCCGCCACGATCTGCATCGCTTCAACGTCCCACGCGTGGTTGTTGTTCCGCGTCCGTGTCCATCGATACTCGACCTGCTTGGTCTTGGAGTTGGTCACCTCCTTCTTAATCTCGCTGTCGATCTGCTTGAGGAAGTCCGGCGAGATGTCATCCGGGATGTCCCATTGTCCGGCAATGCCGGTGCGGTGCGCGTGCAAGATGTCTTTGATCCGGTCACTCGCCCAATGCGAGTAGCGGGCTTTCCCGCCGCCCGAGGCGGTCGCATCTTGGAAGCGCGTGAACGGTCGATGGATCACATCGCCGTTCTGCTTCTTGTAGGCGAATGACTTTTGCCCGCTGCCGTGCAGCGCCGTCCAGTTCATCCGGGCGCAGGCAGAATAGACTTGGTCGGTGTCATAGCCAGCATCCACGAAAACCATCTGAGGCTTGATGCCGTAGCGCAGGGCGAGGTCATGCACTCCGTCGAACGTCTCGATCCGCCCATACCAAAGCAACATGCTTTCGCCGTTTGCCCGCCATGCCCGCACGCCTGCCCAGAAGTGATCCCGCTGCTTGTCCACGGTCAGGAATCGGTGCGCCTCATCCTCGATCTTCTGACCGGCGGTGAACTCACTGACGAGGTAGCCATTGCCGACAAGTGCCGAGCGGTTGTCGGTCAGATCTTCTTCCCATGTCTCGGCGAGCCGCTTCTGAATGAACTGCCGCAGCGGATCCACGTTGCCGACGCGCATCGCGGCCTTCGCCTCAATCCACAGCAAAACGATCTCCCATAGCGGCTTCCGCCAGTTCGCCAGGACGTTGTAATGAAAGCCGACGTGTCCCGGCATGCCGACCGCAGTCGCGACGTATTGCCCGCCTTCGGCCAGCGCCCGCCGCGGTTGTGGCGAATCCGGGCATGTCCAATCGCATTCCGCGTTGTCGCATTTCAGCCGAGCCAGCTGCGCCCGTGCCAGCGGCTCCAGCGTGTCGTCCTCATAGCCCACGACGTTGCACCATTTCCACGGCTGCACGGTGCCGCAGCTAGGGCAGGAGAAGCTGAACTCGCGCTGGTCGGAATGTCCCCACGCTTTGTCCAGGTCATCGCCCTTTACTCCCGCCTGGGACAAGATAAAGAACTGCCGGTTCCACCGATCATGCAGACGACCACGAGCTTCGTTCAACATGCCGGGGCGATACTGCCACGCCTCATCACAAAAGACGCGGCGCATGGACTTGGATTGCAGCCCGCTGAGATTCGCGCCGGTGAGGAAGAGGGACATGTGCGGGAACAGGATCTGCATCTTCCGCTTCTTGTGCCGATCCTCCGGTAAGAGCGCCGCTGTCTCCGGCGTGTTGCGGATCGCATAATCCATCCGCGTTTCCGCCCAGTCTTTCAAGTCGTCATCGGTCTGACCCACCAGCAGGGTCGGGCCGGGGTCTTCGGCGATGATGTATTGCAGCGCCGCCTCCATGAAGGTCGTCTTGCCGGTGCCGATTGGCGCGAGAATCACAACCTCCTTCGCGTCGGCGTTCGCCACTACGTCGAGCGGTTGGATCTGCCAAGGCGCGTTCGATGTCGAGTATTTCGGAGTTAGTCCGTCTTGAATCGCTACGCGGTCGGTCGCCCACTCGCTCGGTGGTAGCCGGGCGGGCGGTCTGCACGCGCGTTGAAAAACGCCCAATAACTGTTCAATCAGTCGCATCGTTTTCCCATATTTTCGCGGTAGATTCGGAAAGCATCCCCATAATTTCATCCACTTTCCCACGGATGATCCGCTGCATTGCCGGTGGGTCGCAGCCCTCGAGCTGAGGCGGAAGGTCAGCTTCCATCCGCAGGATCGCGGCTTTGACCGCTGCCGCAATTCGGATCAGCGCCTCGTCAACCATCGCCTTCGCCACATATTTTCCCGCCGCCTCCCGCAGCTTGTAGGCGTTCAGCAGTCCGTCGATCTGGATCTTGACCGTCTGCGCCTGGTGCTTATCGGTGACGTTCGAGAGCTGCCGGATAATCGCCTCGATGTCGATCTGCGTTGGGTCTTCGCCGGGTGCCTCAATCTTCGCCGCCAGCTTCGGCATGAACTCCGGTTTGAGCGTCGGCGGGATGCTTCTCATCCGACCGATCCGCAGCTTCACCTCCTTGTCCGAGTTGATGTTCACGCCGCAGCGCTTCCAACTGTTGAGCGTCGGAATCGAAACGCCGATCTCAGCTGCTCGGTCTAGCGCGGATGCTTTTTTTTTGGCTGGCATGTTAAACGGTCGTTTGAATTTGACCCATAAAAGTTTAAAGGGATGAGGCAGAAC